GGAGGACGCGAAGGGCGACCGGGAGATCGTGTACAGCAAGGACGTACTGGACCGGGAGATCAGGCAATACGTCGGGGAGAAGCGATTCATCCCCTACGAGGAAAGACACAAGTGGAGGTAAGCATGAAACGGCACAGAATAGGCTATGAGGACCGGAAGAAGGTCTACGAGCAGGCAATCAACCTGTACGGCGCGGAGGCTCAAATCCACATGGTCATTGAGGAAATGAGCGAGCTTACAAAGGAGCTGTGCAAGAGCTTCCGCCCCGGCGGCACGACGCTGGACAAAATCGCGGACGAGTGTGCGGACGTGACGATCATGCTGGAGCAGCTTCGCCTGATCTTCGACTTCAACGACCAGGTATGCGAGCACATGGACGCCAAAGTGGAGCGGCTGATGGGCCGAATCGAGAGGGATAGCGCATGAGCGGCGAGGAGACAGCGCTGACACCGCTGTGGCAGCGCATCAAGGAACTGGAGCACATCCACCAGCTGGACCAGGCCGAGATCATGAGATTGAGGCGGCAGATCGAGATGATGGAGCAAGAATTAGAAAAGGAGCTTAGAAAACACAGGGATGGAGGGAGACCGTAATGCTCGTAGAAAAAAAGATAGACAATTTCGCCTTGCTTCGCTGGCTTGACGAAATAATGGCAGGGCACAAGGGTTTCATCGCTGGAGGCTGCTTTAAAGACCTGTTTTGCCAAGAGAAGGTGAAAGACCTTGACGTGTTCTTTGAGAAGCAGGAGGACTTCAACTCGGCAGTTTCGTATTTCAGCGGACAATATGAGGAGTTCATAGAGTGGTATGAAAACGACAGCGTGAAGGCTTTCAAACAGGTCGAATTAAACGTCGTTATCGAACTCAACAGGAAGATTTTCGGGACGCCGGAGGAGATACTGAACCAGTTTGACTTCACCATTGCAAAGTGCGCCTACTTCAAGAAGGAAGTACAAGACGACGATTCAGCCGAAGGCGAAACCCATATCGAGTATGGCCTGCTGATGCACGAAGATTTCTTCGAGCATTTGCACATGAAGCGTCTCGTTATCGACGACCAAATCCCGTTTCCCATGAGCACATTAGAGCGGATGTTCCGATATGCGAAATACGGTTATTTCCCATGCCGAGAAACGAAACTCAGCATTGCAAGAGCTATTAACGATCTTGACCCGAAAGAGATCAATGTAAGCAATGTTTTATACAACGGAATGGATTGACACAAAGAACACCGGAGGCAGGTTGAGGCGCTGGAAAATGGGACAGTTTACAGTCAGAAAACTGACAGTAAACTGACAGAAAACAGTACCGAAAATCGAATAAAATTAACAAATACAGGGACTTTTATGCTTGAAAAGTTCCTGTATTTGTTATATACTGATTCACCAAAACTTTCGGGAGGAAACGACAGAGGAGTGATAAGCCGTGGCGAGGGATAAGGCACTATGGGCGACAATCCGCGCCGACTTCCTCGCAACGGGAACGAGCTACCCGGAACTTGCCGCGAAGTACGGCGTGAGCATTTCGACACTGAAAAAGACGGCGGCACGAGAGCACTGGGCGCTTGACAAGGACATGATCGACGTGCAGGCAGCCGAGGCGCCGAGAGAGGAACAGGAACCGCAAGAGGAACCAGAACCGCCAAAAAAGGAACCGGAGGAACCGGAACCGGAACCGACGACAGTGCTGGCAGCCGTGCCGACGGACACGGAGATCATGGAGGCCAAGCGCGAGCGGCTGGAGAAGTTCTTCGAGATCACCGACGGCATGATGGACCGCATACTGGCCGCGATCAACAGCCCCGACGTGATCACGCCTTACGCGCTCAAGCTGCTGAGTTCTGCGCTGCGGGACCTGCGCGAGATGCAGGGGCTCAACCGCACGGCGCTTGACGAGGAGGAGCAGCGGGCACGAATCGCCAAGCTCAGGAGCGAGCTTAATGTGCCGGAGGCGAACGAGAACGACGTGCGCGTGGTGTTCGTGAGCACGGACGGCGCGGAGGAATGAGCCATGAAGGAGCTGAGAATCCCGGAGCCGTCGGCCAAGCAATGGCAGTTTCTCCGGGAGCGGCACAGATACGTGTGCTTCGGAGGAGCGCGAGGCGGCGGCAAGAGCTGGGCCGTGCGCGTGAAGGCCGTGCTGCTGTGCGAGCGATACCCCGGCATCACGACCTGCATCATCCGAAAGACGTACCCGGAACTGCGAGCCAACCACATCAAGCAGCTGCGCGAGATGCTGCGCTGCGACAGCAGGACCGAGGCGCTGGCAGACTACAACGACAGCAACAAGACCATCACCTTCCCCAACGGCAGCACCATCCTTTTCCGCTACCTTGAGACCGAGAAGGACGAGGGCCGATTCCAGGGCACTGAGGTGGACGTGCTGTTCCTGGACGAGGCGACACAGCACCCGGAGCAGCGCTTCGACATCCTGAAAGCCTGCGTGCGCGGCGTCAACCAGTTCCCCAAGCGCATCTACCTGACATGCAACCCCGGCGGCGAGGGCCACGGATGGGTCAAGCGCCTGTTCATTGACCGGAATTTCAAAGAGGGCGAGGACCCGGAGGACTACACGTTCATCCAAAGCCTTGTGACCGACAACTACGCGCTCATGAAGGAGCAGCCGGACTACATCAAGCAGCTGGAGGCCCTGCCGCCAAAGAGGCGCGAGGCGTGGCTGTACGGCAACTGGAACATCTTCGAGGGGCAGTTCTTCGAGGAGTTCCGCGTGGAGCCGGACCTTGTGGCAGCCGAGGACGCTGGCGTGGAGGCAAGCGCCGAACAGCTCAGAGCGGAACACCGCTGGACCCACGTAATCGAGCCGTTTGCCCCGGACCCGAACTGGAAGATATACAGGAGCTTCGACTGGGGCTACCACAGACCGTTTTCCTGCGCGTGGTGGGCCGTGGACTACGAGGGCGTGGTGTACCGCATACTGGAGTTCTACGGATGCAGCGAGACACCGAACGAGGGCCTGAAATGGGTCCCGCACAAGGTATTTGCAGAGATCAGCCGCTACGAGAAGGAACACCCCTGGCTCAAGGGCAAGCACATCAACGGCGTGGCGGACCCGGCGATCTGGGACGGGCAGTACGGCGAGAGCGTGGCGGAGACGGCGAGCAAGTACGGGCTGTACTTCGACAAGGGAGACCACGAGCGGATTGCAGGCTGGATGCAGATGCACTACAGGCTTGCCTTCGACGAGAACGGATTTGCGATGATGTACGTGTTCTCCAACTGCAAGGCGTTCATCCGCACCATCCCGCTGCTGCAATACGACGAGCACAAGGCCGAGGACCTGGACACCGACGGCGAGGACCACGCAGCCGACGAAAGCCGATACCTCTGCATGGCAAGGCCCATCAAGCCGCGCATGTCGCCCAGGCCGAGCGCCTACACCGAGAGCGCGATGTACAAGTACCTGGGCATCGAGGAGAAGGACATTATGCGGGCCAAGCTCCCGCCGAGAATGGAGATCGTAAATGGCACTGACAACTGACAACAAGAGAAGGCTTGCACGCGACGGAGCCGCCAACACGGGGGACAGCTTCGACGCATGGAACGCGGGCGATGTTGCCGTGGCACAGAGCCTTGACCTGTCTGCCGTGCCCGACACGGGGGAGATTCGCCCCTTCCAGAGGCTCCCGATCAGCACGCCGGAGATACAGGAGGCATACCAGACACTTTTGCAGTACAGGCAGGGCAAGGCCAACCTGGAGCAGCGCGTGGTCGAGAACGAGCAATGGTACAAACTGCGTCAGTGGGAGGTCCTGCGCAAGAAGGGCCGCGACACCCAGGTGGAGCCGACGAGCGCATGGCTGCTTAATTCCATCCAGAACAAGCACGCCGACGCGATGGACAACTTCCCGGCGGCGAACGTCGTGCCCAGAGAGGCCGACGACAAGGAGGAGGCGCGGATGCTGTCCTCCATCCTGCCGGTGGTGCTGGACCAGTGCAACTTCGAGCAGACGTACAGCGACGTGATGGACGACAAGCTCAAGAGCGGCACGGGCGTGTACGGCGTGTTCTGGGACGCGAGCAAGCACAACGGCCTGGGCGACATCGACATCGCCGAGACCGACATCATAAACCTGTTCTGGGAGAGCGGCGTAACAGATATTCAGCGCAGCCGCAACGTGTTCTACGTCCATCTGGAGGACAACGACATCCTCGAACAGGATTACCCGCAGCTCAAGGACAAGCTGACAAACCCCACCATCGACGTGACCAAGTACGTCTACGACGACACCGTGGACACCAACGACAAGAGCGCCGTGGTGGACTGGTACTACAAGAAGCGCGGCAAGGACGGGCGGACGCTCCTGCACTTCTGCCAGTTCGTGGCAGGGCAGCCGGAGCCGCTGTTCGCCACGGAGAACGAGCCGGAATACATGGACCGTGGCTGGTATGACCACGGGCTGTACCCCTTCATCTTCGACACGCTCATGAGATGCAAAGGGTCCCCGGCGGGCTTCGGCTTCATCGACATTGCCAAATGCACGCAGGAGTACATCGACCGGGGAGACCAGGCCATTCTCCAGAACATGCTTTTCAATGCGAGGCCCAGGCACTTCATCCGCGCAGACGGCAGCGTGAACGAGGAGGAGTTTGCCGACGCGACAAAGCCCTTCGTCCACGTAAACGGAAATCTGGGGCAGGACAGCATCCTGCCGGTGGGCACCAACCCGCTCAACCAGATGTACGTGACCATCCTGACCAACAAGATCGCAGAGCTCAAGGAGACCACGGGCAACCGCGACGTGTCCACGGGCGGCACCACCGGCGGCGTGACAGCCGCGTCCGCCATCGCAGCGATGCAGGAGGCGGGCAGCAAACTCAGCCGCGACGTGAACAAGGGCAGCTACAGGGCCTTCCGGCACCTGATTTTGATGTGCATTGAGCTGGTGAGGCAGTTCTATGACGTGCCGCGTATGTTCCGCATCGTGGGCAGGGGCGGCAGCGAGAGCTTTGTCACGTACTCAAACGCGGGCATCCAGCCCCAGCCGCAGGGCACAATGGTCAACGGCGTGCCGATGGAGATGGGCGTGGAAGTGGGCTACAGGCTGCCGGTATTCGACGTGAGCGTGACGGCAGAGAAGCAGAGCCCCTACACGAAACTGGCCCAGAACGAGCTCGCGCTGCAATTCTACAGCGCCGGTTTCTTCGCCCCGCAGAACGCGGACGCCGCGCTTGCGTGCCTGGACATGATGGACTTCGACCGGAAGGACGAAGTGATGCAGCGGATTCAGGCCAACGGCACGCTGTTCCAGACGCTCCAGCAGATGCAGGCCGTCGCCATCCAGCTTGCGCAGGTGCTTGACGCCGAGCACGGGACCCAGCTTGCGGCCAGCATGATGCAGCAGTTCGGCCTTGCCGCCGGACAGGGCATGCCGACGACGACGGCGCTGCCGGGAGCGAAGGCAGCCGAAGGGCTTGCGGCGCTGGGCGGCGAGGACAAGCAGGAGAGCGGCATCACGAAGAACGCGAGGACCAGAGTGGCCCAGGGCGCGACCCCACGATAAGAGGAGGACGGCATGACAAACGTGATCTTCAAGCAGCACCCGGACGAGGGCGCCATCGAAATGCGCGTGCAGGGCCACGTCGGCTTTGACGTGGCGGGCAGGGACCTGGTGTGCGCGGGCGCTTCGACGCTGGCGCTGACCGTGGCCCAGTGCATCGAGGCCATGACCGAGAAGATGCAGAAGGCCCCCAACATCATCGTGAAATCCGGGACCGTGCGCGTCGTGGCAAAGCCCAGGCCGGAGTTCTACGGCGAGACGCTGCACGTATTCGCCGTGGGGCAGGTCGGCTTTCAGATTCTTGCCGACGCCTTCCCGGAGAATATCACACTGATAAGGTTTACGACGCCTGCAAAGGCTGAATAAAGGATTCGCCCACCCACGGGCAGACAATGGATTCGCCCACCCACGGGCAGGAGGTTATACCATGCGCATTTACTCTTTCCCTGTTGACCTGCAGCTGTTCGCGGAAGGCGGCGGCAGCGGCGCAGCGGCAGCAGGAACAACCGGGCAGGCCCCAGCAGCAGCGGCACCCGCCCAGCCGCAGAACACGGGCGCAAACGGCAACCCGCTGGCAAACGTACAGTACGGCAGGCAGGAAGCCACGTCTCCCGACGCCGGGGAGGCAAGAATCGCAGAGGACGACAGGAGCGCACGCTTTGACGCCATGATCAAGGGCGAGTTCAAGGACCTTTACGATGCAAAGGTTCAGGACACCATCCGCAAGCGCCTCAAGGGCAGCGAGGAAACCGTAAAGAAGTATCAGCAGCTTTCCGGGAGCTTCGATCTGCTGGCGAGCAAGTACGGGCTGGACCTGAATGACGCAGACTTTACATCGAAACTGGCGCAGGCCATCGAAGCAGACGAATCCTACTTCGAGGAGGAGGCGCTGGAGAAGGGCATGACCGTCCAGCAGGTCCGGGAAAACCGGCAGCTCAAACGCGAGAACGCGCAGCTTGTCGAACAGCTCAAGGAGCGGACCACGCAGGAGCAGGCCGACAGGACCCTGGCCGCGTGGAACCAGCAGGCCGAGAAGGTAAAGCAGATTTACCCCAGCTTCGACCTGCGCACAGAGCTCCAGAACGAGCAGTTCCGCAATCTCTTGAAAAGCAATGTCCCCATCCAGACGGCCTTTGAGGTCATCCACAAGGATGAAATCCTCCCGGCAGCGATGCAGTACACCGCGCAGAAAGTGACCGAAAAGGTCGCCAACAGCGTCCGTGCAGGGCAGAACAGACCGGCAGAGGGCGCGATGGGCAAGAGCGGGGCGGTCCTCACCAAGACTGACGTGAACAGTCTGACAAAAGCCGATATTGAGGAGATCAACCGCAGAGTTGCCAGAGGAGAGCGCGTCGTATTCTGACGCAAGGGTCTCCTTTCGGCAAACAGAAAGGAGAACACAAACATGAAGAAACTCTTTGCACGGATGGGTGCCATGCTGCTCCAGCTCTTTGCTGTGCAGACCACCACCCTCCACACCCAGGGGAACGATCTGTCCCCCGAAATGAAAACCTACTACGACAAGAACCTGCTGTACGCCGCGCAGGCGCAGCTTGTTCACCACCAGTTCGGCCAGAAGCGCCCCATCCCGAAAAACGGCGGCAAGACCATCGAGTTCCGCAAGTTCACCCCGCTGGCTAAGGCGCTGACCCCCCTGACCGAAGGCGTGACCCCGGCGGGCAACCAGCTCGACGTGACCGCGCTGACCGCCACCGTGAGCCAGTACGGCGACTTCATCG